GAAATGCCGCTTCAGGATGCCCTCCAATTCCTTGGGAGCATATTCCCTGACGTGGCTTTCGCCTTTCCGATATCGGCTTAACCGATTCGGCGTGGATAGGATAAGGGTTCCATCCTTAGCCATCATGGCCTTGACGTTATCAAGAGCTACCTTCTCGTCCTTGAGATGTTCGATGACATCGATCATTACGATGTAATTGAACTGGCCGGGGATACCCTTGGCGACATCCCCGTATTCGTAATGTAGGTTCTTGAACGGGAACACGGCCTTGGCGAACTGGATGGCATTCTCGTCAATCTCGAACCCGTACACCTCTTTGGCGTTCACGTTGAGTAAGTGCGTCCCGAACCCGGTCCCGAACCCGATATCGGCCACCTTGTTCCTCACGACCTTCTTGACGACATCGTAGATGTCGAACTGCGGACTGAGGACGTACTTAAACCGATTCCAAATCAGGTACACGATTATAATCCCGGCAACATGTTGGTCAGTTTAATAATGCGGGCCAGAAGATATTGCCGCTCCTTTTCGACAACGGTCAGTTTTTCTCTGATGGGGTTGAGAAGACCGTCAAGCCGATTCAATTCCGCATTAACGACGGATAATTTTTCTCTGGCTGCGTCGAGTTTCCTTTGGATTTCTTCTTTTTCATTTGGCATGTTATGGCTCCGGTACGGTGTCATAGACGACAACGACCTTGTCAGTGGAATCATAGCGAATCTTTTTAATCTTCCGGTCTCCGGGCGGCGGGTCGCTCCTCACAAACTGGTTAAAGATCCCGATGACCGAAACATTCGACAGCGTGTAGGCCACGATCCCGGCCCCCGAGACGTTGATGTCATACTCGCCCGGGTCCGCATAGAACACGAATCGCCCGTTGGCGTCGGTGTTGAACGGGTTGGCCTGGGCTGCGCCCGCGGGCGTGGAATAAACCGTTGAAGCCACGACGGTTCCGGGGTTATAGACGGTGATCGTCGCCAATGTTCCCGTGCCGTTCGTGTCGATGACGACGCTGTGGTAGGCGACCTTGTTGGCCATGCTAGTATCTCTTGGTCTTGTTGAACGATGAGCGGGCCATCTTGTCCCGTGGCGCTTTCGGGATGGCCTTCGGGGCGGTAACGTCGGTCACGGGTACGACGGGCTTCGCCGTGACTGTCGGCACATCGATGACGGCGACCTTGTAAACATCGACAAGCCAATGGACGGTAGTCGCGGATTCGGTCATCTGGATATCCCCGGCCTGCTTGTCGCCGTGGGCTTTGATGAATCGCAATTTGGTCATGTCTCAACTCCTTGCGGATAACCTTGCTCGTCCGCGCATACGGGACAGAGCGTCTTGTACCAGCCGCCCCGCGAGAGCGTGCGCCCGACCGCGCCGCATTCCTCGCACGTCCGCTCGCTTTCGAGTTCGGCCGCGTCGATCAAGTCCTCGATGGCTTCCGTACCGCCGAAAACATAAAAGCGGAGCCCGCCGTATTTTTCCTTGACCTGCACGGCCCGGAAGTGCGCCTTGATCGACGGATCGGCATCGAGCGCCGCTTGGATGCCCCGGCACAACTTGCGGATCAGGCCATGCCAACCATCGCCGTGCTCGAATCCGAAGTACATAAGGTTCTCGCGGATGTCGACGGCCCGGCCGCCGGGGAAGATATCGGGGAAGTCGGCAAATAGTGCGGCTTCGGACTCTGGTTTCATTTGTTCACCTTATTGAGCACCAATTATGTGCCAAGTGCCGATATTTGGGCCTACGGAGCCCGTGACAGCGTTTTCTATGCCTTCCCCGTGTCTGACACGGGGGTAGGGGACATAATGCCTCTACGGTCAAATTCACCCCGCTCGACCCGCCGGGCATACCCGCCGTCGATCAGAACGGCCGCGAATGCGTCCGAGACCTCGCGCCGCTGGCCGACTTGCCAACAGCACTTGTACTCGCGGATGATCTCGACCTCAATCATCGGGGATTATCTGTTTCAGTTGGGCGAGCAGGTTAATGAATTTTTGATAGGTTAAATCTTTTATGATTCCAGATTGCGCCATGAATGCGATGACCTGGACCATCTGAACGTCCCGCGTATCTTCGGCGCAGATGTCGGCCCGATCGACGAATCCCTGCAATAGCGTTTCCAATTCCCCCATGTTCCCCCTCCGGCATCAAAGAAGCGGACGGGGGCGAAACCTGCGCCCCGCCCCCGCCGCCATAGATTGCCTTGTCCTTACGTCCCTGCCGTTAGGCCGGAAGCGTGGCCTGTTTGTAGCGCGCCCGCATGCGCAGGCAGATGGCCCCGACCACGAAGCTCTGCGTGGCCGTCTCCGTAATCAGGATGCCGACCCGGTCGTAACCGCTGTTGACGGTCAGGTCTTCGCCGCGCACCTGGAGCACCGTGACCGAGTTGGCCGTGGTGACCGTCGAGGCCGAACCCACGTTCCCCTGAGTGCCCGACGCGCCGATCCGTTCCCTGCACTGGCAGGTCAGGCTCGCCACACTCGTCCGCGCCCCGGTAAAGACCAGGAACACGGCCAGGTCATAGTTGGCCAGGCTGAAATACGTCGGCGTGTTGGCGCTGTTGCTCAACGTCGCCTGATTCATGGCCACATCGCTCTTGATGTGATCGCTGAAAGTGTGAATGTTACCCATAGAAAGTTACTCCTCAAAGACTCTAGCTGACCGTGGTCAAAACGACGAAGGCCGACAGAGTATCGGCTCCGAGCTTTGGCGTGACGGGCGCGGCCATTACAGGCTGTCCCGCGACACGCAATACCACTCGCCAGAAAGTTTCGTCTGTCAAAAATCCGTAAGAACCGGGCACGTCCCGCGACGCGGAGATCTCTAGGCTCCGATGGCCGATAACGTACTGGTTCCAGTCGGCCAAAATAACATCGCCCGTGACACCGGCCCCCGCGCACTTCTCCGTCAGGATGATGGGGATCCCTAGGCATTGCATGCTGGAGAGGTCCAGAATGCCGCCCGTATTGGAACCGGCGGTCGCGTCTTGCGCCAGCCCGCCGATCACGTTGGGGTTCATCATCCAAACTGCGGTCGCCCAACTCCCGGGCAGTAGCCGCTCCGCCATCTCAGCGAGGTCGCCGATGACGGGCACGCCGAACCCGGTCGCCCGTGCGTGCGCGATTGTCGCCGGGGCGTTCATGATGCCGAACGGTTGCCCGACACCCGTGCCCCATACGAAGTGATAGTCTTCCTCGAACGCCAGCGCCTCACCGAAAGACACTTGCATGAAGTTCCCGAAATTGGCATAGTCGGCCATCAACTCATTCGACGCGAACATGCTGCCGACCAGTTTATGCGCCGTCAATTCGAGTTCACCGAGAGCAGGCTTGGACACAACGGCCGCCTTGTCGCCGCCCTCGTATTTCCAGGTGAACGTGATGCCTCCGAAGTATGAGGAGGCCCGGGACGATTCCACGAGCCTCCGGATCTTCAATGAATCGCTGGACATCGGAAGCACCTTAGCCAGCGGGCGGACGATGCTCGTCTCGAGGACGACGGAATAGATTCCATCCGCCCATTCCTCGGGGACGAGAAAGCCCCCTTGAGCATCGTCACCGATGGCCATGTGCCCGGCCGTCTTCAGCCGGGAGTCAAGAACGCCCTCGACACAAGCCTGGCGGACACGCGACAGGAACTCTCCAAAACACTTGAATCCGCCTTTCGTATCTTTTTCCATGTTCAGCCTCTGCGGTTAGCTTGTGGACGCGGACAGCTGGACGAACGGGGAGAAGGTGTGGGCGCCGCGCCGCGAGGTGATGGTCGTCTGGGGCCAGCATTGCCCGGCGACCCTAATGACAAACCGCCACGCCGTCTCGTCCGAGGTGAACGCAACGTGCGTGGAGGCATCGATCGTGATGGACTGGCGATCGCCGATGAGGTAGTACCGGAAGTCGGCGAAGATGATGTCGCCCGCCGTGCCGAGCGCCTGCAGCTTTTCGCTGATGATGACGGGTCGGCCGAGAAGGGTCCAGGTGGGGCCGATCTTGGAATCCGGTTGCCAGATCAGGATCTTCCCGCTGGCGTCGGCCGCATTGCCGCTGCCGAGTTCGATGAGCTCTGCGATGACCGTCGGGCTGATGACCCACACGGCGTAGGGGATGGAGGGGGGAAGCATGGAGGCGTACATCTCGGCGATGTCTTCATAGTGGACCCGCGTCACCGTATTGCGGAGCACGCTCTTCATGCAACCGCAGTTGAGGACGCCGAGGGGCTGGCCCGCGCCCGTGCCCGCGAGGAATGCGTCGTCCTCGAAATACCCCCAAGCCGAGCCGAACTGGCGCGTGATCAGGGGTTCCAGCGCGATGCCGCTGTCCGAGAGAAGCTCGTTCGACGTATAGGTCAGACCGGCGAGCTTGTGAGGCGTGAGTTCCAACTGGCCGAAGGTCGGCTTGGTCGGGGACTTGGCGGCCGCCTCGGCCGTCCAGTAGGCGATGACACCGCCGTAAACGGAACTGGCGTGCGTGGTGTCGTTGACGAATGGGATCTTCAGAGAATCGGTCGTCATAGGAAGGATGGTCGCCCGAGGCCGAACAACGGCGTTCTCGAGCGCGATCTCCTGGAGCTCCATCCGGTACACTTCAGGAACGAGGAATCCGCCCTGTGCGTCGTCGCCGATCTCCATATGACCGGCTGTTTTCTGCCCCGTCGCCGGGACATAGGTCAGCCTGTTGTCGAGCGTCCGGTTCATGCGGAAGTTCCGCACGGAGATGAGAAAATCGCGCAGGCCCTTGAACTTCGGCTCGTCCTGCGCGGGCTCGACGGTCGGTTCGACCAGTTTGACCTGGTCCTTGATCTTGACCGTGGCGTCGGCCAGCTGTTCTTTGAGCTGGTCCTTGACGTAGTTGTCGGTCACGTTCTTCAGGACTTCGCTTGTTTTGTCCTGAATGTACTTGTCGACTTCTTCTTTAGTCATGGTTATACCCTCCTGGGTATCTGTGAAAAACGTATTGCCCTGATGCCATACGACCCTCGTCAGCGACGGCTATCATCTCCACGCCTGCCTTACCCCACTAACGGCTCAGAGGCCCGTCTCTGTAGGGTAATTTGGACGCTGATGATTCCGCTATCGCTTGTGAGGCGACGGCATCGACCTGATGTGTCAGATTGTTATCTGAACAGAAGCCCGCCCGCGTGCGTAGCGTGAGCGAGCGTATGCTTAGATAACCCTCCCTGTCAGTTTGGCGAGCGCGACCTCTACGGCCTCTTTCACCGTCTGCTTGTAGTCGAAGCCCTGGATGAGCTTATCGATGCGCTCCTCGATAGCCTTATCGGGCACATCGGGCTCGATGGTGATGTCCTCGGGCGCGATAGATGGCTCGAAGGCGATGTCATCGGGCGCGACCTCGGCTACAGCCTCGACCGCAGGCTCGGCTACCTTGCCCGCCTGGATCAGGGCCATGACGGCCGCGATATCGGCCCGGAGCGATGCGAGTTCGGCGGCCAGGTCGGGGGCGGGAGGGACCGGCTCAGCCTTTGTCTCGGGGACGGCCTCGCTCTTCTTGTGTTCCTCGACCCATGCCTCGGCCTCGGCCTGCGTAAACCTGTCCACATCGAACAGGTAGGTCTTGATCTCCTTGCACGTATAGCAATAGAGCGCCTTGATGCCGTCCTTCTCGGATACCGTGATTGTCCTGATATCATGCCCTTCGTGACCATCCGATACCGGGATGCGATGATATTGATCGGTCGTCTCGGGCTTGGTGACGACCTCGGCCTTGACGCCTTGCGGTGTCCCGCACGTATCGCAGAAGTCGATCTTGGGCTGGACGGAACTGTCAGTCATGGGCGCAGAGACGGGGGTCATGACGATGTTCAGGTCTTGCATCAACTGGCCCGACTTGATGATCCCCTTCGCATACGCCTCCATGACGAGTGCGTCCTGGTTCGCGGGTACGGGGA